ACGAGGCGCTAACGATGTCGTTCGACCAGGAGCTCAAGGACTTTCTGTCGGGATTTCAGGCCGGGGCGAAGATCGCCAACGACGGCATGAAGGGGCGCGCCTACCGCGACTCCGTCAAGATGCAGCGGGAGAAGTGGGACACCGAGAAGGGCGAGCTCGCCAAGGTCGACGCCGACGCTGACTCTATCGCTGGCCGCCCGGGTAACGTCGGGGCGCTCCCCGTTGAGTCCACCTCTGGCGGGGCTACCTCCGGAGGTAAGGTCTCCGCAGCGCCGTCGTCGGGCTACGGCGGGACTGACCCGGACTTCATCCCGAAGGTCATCGCTGCCGAGGGTGGCGACCCTATCCACGTCGCTGAGATCATCCGCAACCGGGCCGAGGCCGCCGGCGCAGACCCTGTCAAGGTGGTCTCATTCAAGGGCGCGTTCGAGCCGGTCTCCAACGGTTCCTGGAAGAAGGTCTCCCCCGAGAAGCTGGCTTCGGCCAAAGCTGCTTGGGAGTCCGTCATGAAGGGCGGCTCGGACAATCTCCGCGGCGCGACGCACTTCTACGATGCCGACACGCAGCGCAAGCTCGGCCGCAGGCCGCCCAAGTGGGATGACGGCAATCCGGTGGCTAAGGCGCGCGGCGGCAACCGTCGTTTCTTTGCGCGCCCCAACGATCGCTTCGCCGGCGTGCTCCCCATGGGGGGCGACGAGTCCCAGGTTGCGGCACTCGAGGAGCAGCTCGGCGGGGAAGAGGAAGCCACGGTTTTCGCCGCCAAGGGCGGCATGATCGAGAGCCCCATGGAGTCGGCCGAGACCGATGACTACGCGGGCAACGACGAAGATGCCGGCTCGAACCCGGCCGTCCGCGACTCAGTCGAAGAGGATGACGACGATCTCCCGACGGCGCAGGCCGCCTGGGCCAAGGGCCTCGACTACCTCCGTGACGAGCACTGGGGCCTCACCAAGAGCGCCGTGATCACGCCCAACGACCGCGGCGTGAAGATGATGCTCACCGGCGATGGCGCGGCCAACCCGCGCCTCGTGCGCCAGATCGACCAAAAGATCGACCCCAAGGGCGAGATGACTGCCGAGAAGCGCGCCATCGCGCGCCTCGCAGCCGTCTACCGCTACCACTCGGCCAACGGTAACCCTCAGGCGGCAGCCCGCGCGGCGGCCGGGTTGGTTCTCCACGCGCAGCAGCTCGCCCAGAAGGGCGGCGCCATTGGCGCGAAGATGCTGCAGGAGGGCAACGTCGAGGGCTTCTTCAAGGTCGCCGGGCAGGGCTACTCAGCGGTGCCGGACGGCAAGACCGCGCAGTACGATGGTCAGGATCAGGCCGGCAACGTCCTGTTCTCCTACCGCGACAAGAACGGCAACCTGACTGAACGCGGGCAGGCCACAATCGACCAGCTCTATAAGTGGTCGCTCGGCATGGCCGGGGGCAGCGAGTTCTTCCGCGAGACGTACGGCATCGGCCGTACGCAGGGCCTGTCCGAGAAGGATCGGCTCAAGCAGGAGTACTACCAGCGCAAGGAGGCGCAGCAGAATGAAGACCGGACGCGCCGTCACTCGCGCGAAGACGAGATGCTCAAGATGCGCCGCGCCGAGCACGAGCGGCGGATGGGCGGAGGAGCTTCTGGGGCTGGGGCTGTTCCTGGTGCCGCCGGTGGCGTTTCTCGTGGTCGCGCTGAGCAACTGACGACCGAAGAGAAGGAAGTCCGGGCTGAGGACCGCAAGCTCGCCGCCAAGGTGGGCGGCAACGGTCAGCGCGGTGCCATCGACATGGCCACCCCGGTCCCGACCGACCCCAACGACGAGGGGGCGGCGTCGTTCGACTGGAACGCTCGCGAGAAGCAGAAGGCTCGCGACGAACACGCCTTCACCACGCAGGCGTCCGGCGAGGCCAACCACCAGGACGTCGACGCGGCGCTCACCGAGCTTGTGCCTAAGGGCGTGAAGCTCAGCCCCGACCAGCAGTACGGGCTCCGTACCGTGGCTTCCGCGCTACAGCAGGGCAACGACCTCCTGCCGCAAGAGGCCGCTCAGTTCGCGCACAAGGCCGTGAAAGAGGGCGTGCGCCGGGTTGGTCAGGGCCGGTTCCAGATCGGCAACAGTGAGCCCATGCTTCTGTCCCCGCAGGCGGTCACCATGATCGCCAAGCTGCGCGGCGAGAACGGCGGCAAGCCCGGCACGACCTGGCGGAACTACGACCCCAACAAGCGGCCCGCTCCTACCTCTGAGGGTAAGGGCGCGCTCCCGACCGGCGACGACTTCTACTCCAAGCGCCACCGCACCGACGTGGAGCAGAACATGAACTACACCGAGCGCTCCATCCAACGGAAGAAGGACAAGGACGCCCGGAAGAAGGCAGTCGAAGAGGGTCGGGAGCACATTAAGTGACGGACAACCCGTACGCTCTCCCACCCGAGTTCTTCCAGGCTCCAGAGCCCGAGGAAGAGACCTCCGGGTCAGACTACGGTAAGGCCTTCCAGCGCGGTGCCATCGGTGCCGCGGCTGACGTTGCGGGCTATGGCGCTAGGGTAGCGGGCGAGGGCGGCGGGGCGAGCGGGCTGCGTGATAGTCTCTCGACCGACCAGCAGGCCGTAAAGCTCTCCCGCCAGGCCGAGAAGAACGCACGCGCCAACTTCCTCCCCACCGAGGGCCAGGGCAACGACGTCTGGGATAGCGACATCTCCATGCGCCAGTCGCTGGGGCTGAAGCTGGCCGAGACCGCCCCCAGTGTCATGGGTCCGGTCGCCGGCGGCATCGTGGGCGGGCTCCTAGGCGGTCCGGTCGGAGCCGCCGTGGTGGGCCTGGGTCTGGCCGCCACACAGTCAGCCGGCGGTACCGCGCGTAGCATTCGTGAGGAGATCCTGGCGGCCCCGCCGGAGTCCATGCAGGAGAACGCGGTCTATCGTGGCCTCCTCGAGATGGGCTACTCCGATCGGGAAGCCCGCGAGCACGTCATCGAGGAGACGACGGGGTACCTCCCCGAGCTCATGGGCGTGGTCACCGCCGTCACCGGCAGGATGATGGGCGCCGAGGGGCGTGTCATTGATCGGGCTGGCGGCAAGAACCTGGGCGGGCTCCGTCAGCGCGTCGGGCGCGGCGCGGCGGGTGAGGCTGGCCAGGAGTTCATCGAGGGCGTAGCCGGCGAGACCGCCGAGCAGAAGGCCTATAGCGATGCCCTCAACCGCCCCTTCGACCCTTCCAAGATCGCAGAGGCTGGCGTTCAGGGTGGTGTGCTTGGCGGGATCATGGGCGGCGGCGTGTCCGCGGCTCTTGGTGCTCGTCGCCAGAAGGGTCCGAAGCCCGAGGCTACCCACGTCGATGCCGATCAGGAAGCGGCCCTCAAAAGTGATGCACCTAATTCAGAGGTGCAGCCCGAACCCCTACCCGAAGACGTTACCTCTGAAGGTAAAATCTCCGTTCCTGATTTGGACACGGAAGAGGCACCTCTGGTTGAAGATGATGTCAAGGCCGTTCTGCAGGGTACGCCCGAGGAAGTGGCCCAGACCATCACCAAGGGGATCGAGGAGCGGCTGCCCGAGCTTTCGTCTGCCATCGCGCCACCTCAGCCCGAAGCAGTCAGCGGGACTGTCGGGACGCCCGCTGCACCCGAGCAGCCAGTTATAGACACTACGGTCCCGCAGGGAGTCGCGCCACAGGCCCCCGCACCGGTCGATGTCGCACCCCCTGTCGCACCCCTCCAGCAGGTTGTACCCCCTGTCGAGACTAGTGCGCCTATATCGAACGATATATCCGTCGCCCCGCTCGAGATTACCTCCACCGGTAAAATCGAGACAGGCGGCGATGTCAGGCCTGAAACCGCCGTTTCCGGGACCGATGTTCCACGTGAAACAGCCGGGCCCAAGACCCTGCCGGACCTGACCCCCGAGTCCCAGAAGTACCTGGAAGAGCTCAACAAAACGGTCGCCAACAACCTCAAGCAGGCCAAGAAGGAGACCGGGGAGATCCAGACCCGCACGCGGGTGCGCGACCTTGGCAAGGCCAAGAGCGAAACTCTTCGCCAGGAGAAGGATCACCGGCCGTTCTTCCGCCGCGCCGGCAAGGTCGTGTCCGAGGCCAAGACCCTAGAGGACGTGCCGGAGTACTACCGCGCCGGGCTCGAGGCCATCGAGGACCTAAGCAAGGCGCGCGGCGCCGGAACCAAGCAGGCCGGCAAGCGCCAGGAGGCCAAGGAGCGCCTAGCGGCGGCCCGCGCCGCGGAGCTGGCGTTCGTCGAGGGTCAGGAGAAGGAGCTCTCGGCCAAGGCGCAAGTTAGTACAGATCTGGACACCCAGAAGGAGAAGCTCGCTACGGCCCCTAGGACGGCCAAGGAGCGCCAAGGGCTGGAGAAGGCAGCAGCACGCGCCGACGTCGAGGAGAAGGCGCGTAGCCTCGTCCAGGGCCAGAAGCCGACCAAGGCAGAGGAGCGTGGAGACAAGGTGGCCGTCGCGGCCATCCGGGCCCGCCTGACGGCTACGCTCGCAGCCGCCAAGGAGCAGGGCATCGAGCTGCGGGGGAAAAGCCCGTACGTCCAAGTCCTTCGCGACTACGAGGCTAAGCTCAACGCCCTCAAGAGTGGGTCGTTCCCGAAGGGCAAGAACGAGACCGAGGCCGAGGCGATCCTGCGCTTCGTCGGCACCGACTTCCAGTCGCGCGCCGGCGAGACCAAGGACGCCCGCCAGGATCGCCAGATCCAGCAGGACATCGAGACCAAGAGCGGCCCGGCCGAGACCGAGGAGGGGGTTGCGGTCGAGAGCGCCGAGAAGGCAGCCCACGAGGTCGAGGACGAGGTTCTCGAGAAGATCGAGGCACCCGCCGAGAAAGAGGAGCTCGCCCCGGACGCCGGCCGCGAGCGCCAACAGGTCGTCACCAAGGGCCCGGTAACCTTCGAGGGTAAAGACCGGGCCGGGACCTTCAAGGTCGAGCCGGCGCGCAAGCGCGTGGTCAACGTGCCGGGCAAGAAGCCCGCGCCCAAGGCTCCGGCCCCGGTGGCGCGCGAAGTCCCTGAGGGCTGGGACATCGCCGAGACCGACACGCCGAGCAAGTACGCCGACACCGGCGTGACCGTGAAGCCCCGGATGGGCGACCCGGTCCCTGCTAAGTCGTTGGGTAACCAGCGCGAACTCGTGAAGTGGGCGACGGGGCGGACCCCGCCGACCACCCTCCACGACGCCTTCCGCCGACACCTGTTCACCCGGTTCAACGATATCTCCGGCACCGTGCCGGCCTATGTCGTCGACCGTGCCGGCATGCGCCAGCTCTGGAAGGCGGCCACCGGCAAGGACGAGACGCCGAGCGGGTACTATGACCCTCTCAGCGACGAGATGGTGTTCCTCGACGAGGCGCTCTACGCGAAGGAGTCCTCGAAGGAGAGCTACAGCGGGGCGAACCTGGTCCTGCACGAGGTCGCGCACGCGGCGCTCCATAGCCAGATCGACTCGAATCCCGAGTTCAAACAGGAGCTCAATGACCTCCGAGGGTATGTCGAGGATTACTACGACGAGAAAATCGACGAGGCTAAGCGTAAGGGAGAGGTAGCGTTCGACGCCAAAACGGCGCGCGAGCGCGTCTACGGCCTGAAGAACGAGCATGAGTTCCTCTCGGAACTCGTCTCGAACCGGGACTTCCAAACGCTCCTGCGGGATATCCCCGCCCCCTATGGGGTGGAGATGGAGATCCCCAGCCTCAAGAGCGGATCGGTTTGGGATTGGTTCGTCGCCATGGTGCGCAAGCTCCTGCGCATCGGCTCCAAGGAGATTACGGTCCTCGATCAAGCGCTCCGGGCCCTGCAGAAGGTCACCGAGGCCGAGCAGGCAGCGATGAACCAGGTCTACGCGGCGGCCGAGCTGCAACGCGAGGACTACCAGAAGCGCACCGGCCGCACGCTCTCGGACGACCAGCTCACGGCCATCGCCCGTCGCTCGCTGATGAACCGCCGCCTGGTGTCGGTCGCGCGCCCCGCGCCAATGGCCAACTTCAAGACCAAGGACGAAGTCCGGCACGCCGCCTTTGACCAGGCCAATGCCACGCGCCGGCGCCTCGCGGACATTGGGTCCAAGGCCGCCACGCTCGACTACCTGCGCATCCTCGCTGGCCGGCTCGCTGAGCGCGGGCTGGGCTTCGTCAAGGACGGGGTCGACCTCTACGACAGCGTGGTGAACCGGATCCACAAGGTCGCGCCGCTGGCCGATCGGCTCCGCGAGGAGGGCGAGAAGCACGCCGCCCGCCTGATCGAGCTGCAGAAGAAGCATCCCGACCACAAGGAGGCGATGGCCTGGGTGGTCCAGGACGCCTCGAACCTCGAGGTCATGCTTGTCGACAAGCAGGGCGCGACTCAGGCCGACCTCGAGAAGGCGAACCCGCACTGGGGCGTTGACTCGATGCGCGGCTGGCAGGGGCGCTCGCAGGCCATGCGCGTGCAGGCCGAGTTCGAGCATCTACCTGCAGAGGTAAGGAAGTCCCTCCTCGAGATGGACGCCTACTTCAAGCGCGAGCAGAAGGCCTATGGCCGGGCCCAGGCCATGAACTTCATGCGCATGGCGACCCACCTCACGCAGGCCCAAAAGGAGAGCATCGCCGAGAAGACCATCCACGGCACCCTGGCAGACGCCGAGGAGCGCCTGGTCAACGACAAGGTGCTTTTCAAGCAGCTCAAGGAAGCCGGCGAGCTGCGCGTCAAGCGCGGGCTCTACTTCCCGCAGATGCGCTTCGGGCGGTATGTCGTCACGACCGTCTCCCCGATCACCGACCCCATGGGCGGCAAGGTCGAGGGGAACGACGTGGTGTTCCGCGGGCCCGACAGCGACGCTAAGAAGCTCCGCGATGCCGCCCGCAAGTTCGCGGCGCTGACCGAGTTTACCCTCAGAGGTGAACCGAGCATCCGGTACTTCGATCCCGCCACAGGACGGCAGATCTCGGCCGAAGACGCCAAGGGCCTGATGTCCTACGAGCTCGAGTACCGGGTGCCGGTTCAAACCCTCGGACGCTATGACTTCGACACCCGCGCTGAGGGCGAGGAGTTCCTGCGCAAGTGGGATACCTCCAAGGGTAAGCCGAGCGACGTCGAGGAGCGCAAGGACTACCACTCGAACAGCCCGGGCATCACCTCCCAGGAGCTTGAGTCGCTGCTCAAGAGCGTCGACCAACGGGACGACCTCAACCCGCAGGAGCGGGCCGTCCTCAAGACGGCGCTGCGCCAGGGGGCCATGTCGCAGATGGCCGGCAACCGAGTGTCCTCGCGGTCGCTGCCCCACCGCAAGGTGGCCGGCGCGAGCGAAGACCTTGCGCGCACCCTCACGACCTATGCGGAGGTGTTCTCGCGAGCGCGAGCGAAGGCCGAGTACCTGCCGGGCGTGCTCGATGACCTCGTCATCATGCACAAGATGGCGAGCGAAATGCGCAACCAGAAGACCGGCTCCGACGAACGGAACCGCCTCCTGCAGGAGCTCGAGAACCGCATCAACGAGAACGTGGTCAAGATCAACGAGCCGTCCAGGCTTGTGTCCGATATCCTCACGCTCAGCTTCTTCGACAAGCTAGTGTCGCCGGCCTACAACGTCATCAACTCGCTACAGGTCGCGACCGTCACCCAGCCCTACCTCTCGGGCAAGTACGGCTTCACCCAGACGGCGAAGGCCATGGGTAAAGCGTACAAGGACATCGGAGTCGGGGACACCATCAAGGGCGGCGCCCTGAACACCTACCAGGCGGGTAAGGATTTCACGTCCGCGTCGCCCGACAAGATCGACCTCGTCGACAACATCGCCAGGAAGGTCGGCGGCAAGCGCGGGGCGATGATCAAGACGCTCCAGGAGAGCGGGGCTATCTCGGCTTCCAGCGGGTTCGAGATCGCGGCCGCGGTCGCGCAGGGCCGCGGGAAGTGGGGTACCGGGCTCGCCCGCTTCGACCGGGTGTTCCGCCAGATGCCGGCGGCCATCGAAGCCATGAACCGTTCGGTGGCGGCGCTCGCGGCGTATGACCTGGCTACCTCCAAGGGTAAGACCCACGAGCAGGCGACGCAGGAAGCGGCTGATGTTGTAAGGATGACACAGTTCGACTACTCGAACGTCAACCAGCCGAAGCTCTTCCACCACCCGGTGGCGATGCTCGCGTTGCAGTTCAAGAAGTACGCCCTCGGCATGAGCCAGTTGCTCATCGACGTGGGGCGCCGGTCGCTGCCCTCTAATATGGACGCGGCCGACAAGAAGATCGCGCGCAAGCAGCTCTTCCACTACTTCGCTACGCAGGTGATGGTGGCCGGCTCGCTCTCCGTGCCGGGCATCGAGCTCATCAAGGCGATCAGCATGGTCGGGGCCGCGCTGGGCCTGGGCGGCGGCTGGGAGGACGAGGAGCGTAGGCTTCGTGAGATCCACGAGGCGGCCCTCGGCAAGTACTGGGGTGAGCTGGTTTCGCGGGGTGTGGTCAGCCGGGCCCTCGGGGTGGACGTGTCGCAGCGTATGTCCCTTGCGGACCTCTGGCTCTACGGCGAGCCCAAGAAGTACGACGCTCAGGGGCTCAACGCCTATGCGTGGCAGCAGGTCGCCGGCGCGCCGGGCTCGATGGTCCTCGGGGACTGGTTCGAAGGTGCGCGGTCCGCCGCTGAGGGCGAGTGGACCAAGGCCGGCGAGAAGATGTTACCCTTGAAGGTAGTCGCCGACTCCATGCAGGCGTACCGCAAGCAGGACGAGATGACCGTCGCCGACCAGGCCCTCAAGGTCGCGGGCTTCCGCTCGGCGCGGCTCGCCAATGAGAGCGAGCAGATCGGCAAGCGCAAGTCGGAGAAGGAAGATAAAGAGACCACCCGTAAGCGTCTTGAGAAAGCATACGAGAGTGCTAAGACACCGGGCGAGCGGGTGGCCGCAGTAAGCAAGATTAACGACTTCAACAAGTCCGCGAACTTCCGCGAGAAGATCAGCGTGAAGTACTTGGACAAGAAGAAAGCCAACAAGGAGACTCGCCGCCGCGAGCTCCGGGGGGACTAACATGGCTAGGGACTACAAGAAGGAATACCAGAACTACCAGGGCAAGCCTGAGCAGATCGCGAATCGTTCAGACCGCAATAAGGCTCGCCGGGTTATGGAGAAGAAGGTCGGCAGTGCCGCGCTCAAGGGCAAGGACGTCGACCACAAGAAGCGGCTCATGGCCGGGGGCTCGAACTCGGTGTCGAACCTTCGCCTGCAGAGCCCAAGCGTCAATCGGAGCCGCAACGGCCGATGACCACGAATTCAAGCTGGCGGGTCTTCACGGGCCTCACCAGCGCTGCACTCTTCGGAGGTGTGGTTCTCTGGACGACTTTCTTCGGGTCGCCAGCAAACACCCTCCACACCAACGCGCAGGGATGGGGCTTCACCGGCCTCTTCCTGCTCGTCGGCACGGTCATGGGGAGCACCCTCGCTGAGAAGCTCCCCAGCTTTACCCCCAAGGGTTAGCGCCATGGAAGAACTGATGGAGACGGGCTCCGGCCTCGAGGGTCCAATCGACTGGGACGAGATAGATGAATTCGATGATTAGGGTACTGCCGCTCGCCCTACTCCTGGGCGGGTGTCAGGTCATCGCGATGCCGCCGCCGGGCGAGTTCGTGAAGCCGCTGACCAACCAGCGGGTTCGCTACGTCTCGCAATCCGAGGCCGACCGAATTTGTGGGCCGCGCCACCCCGGCAACCCCACAGGGATCACCGCTTGCGCGATTCCATGGGCCAAGCCGTGCCAGATCATCCTGGGGCCGGGCCACGAGGCCATGGCGGGGCTGCTCGAGCATGAACTCGCGCACTGCCCCGACAAGAAGGGTCGCTACTGGATCCACCCAGTGAGGGTTCGCTAGGCCGCCAACTGATCTAGGAGCTGCTCGACGTTGTCGAGGGAGTTCCGGTCCATGAGCTCCCAGCAGCTACGTACCTTCTCCTCCACGTAAGCGACGGCGGCCTCGTCGCTCATGCCGGGCTCGATGGTCCAGCTCGCCCACTTCCTACCTCTGGGGGTATCGAAGTGGACCTCGACGTAGCGGCCGCGGTACCCGTTGGTGTCCACGTCGAAGTGCGTGAACACCGTGGTGATGGGCGCCTTGCTCATTGCTCCAACCTTGCTTCCTGCGGACCGGCCTCCTGGTCCTGGTACTTGCCGGCGTAGGCACTCTCCGTGGGCTCCACGAGCTTCGTGAAGATCATCTGGGCGATGGGGTCACCGCCCAGAATGAGCACGTTGTTCGGGCCGTGGTTGGCCAGCTCGAGGGTGGCATGCCCCCGCCAGCCCGGCTCGAACACCGTATTGAAGACCGAGAGCCCCTGCCGGGCCCACGAAGACTTATCCTTGAGGAGCCCCACCAGATCGAGCGGGAAAGAGAAGTGCTCGATGGTAGAGGCGAGCCGGAACTCGCCCGGCTCCAAGGTCATGCTCTCGGCGATCCTCACGTCGAAGCCGCAGTGGGAGAGGCCGAACGACCTCCCCCGCACGACGGTTCGCTCACTGAAGGGTGTCACCAGGCTGTGCATTCGGCACGCCCGCCGGATCATCTGTGCTGGTAGGATCACTGTTACCCTCCAAGGTAAGGTTGATGGCGGCCGCATTCTTGAGGTCGATCTCGATCATGCGGGTGTTGATCTTGGCCGCAGCCCAGGTGCCGGCAGCCATGACCGTGTTCACGGCCGTGGTCCTGAACTGTTTCTTGATCTCGTCCATGATGACTGTGGGCGAGTAGTGCTTCTCGATCAGCCAGTCCCGCAGGGTGGCGATGTTGATGCGGATCTTGTCATCCGCCAGCGAGATGTGGACCTGGCAGCTCTTGAAGCCCTTCGGGTCGTTCTTCACCACGATGCCGGAGGGGCGCCCGCGACCGTGCCAGAACTTGTCGGTCACGATGGTGTGGCCGGCGAACATGTCGTCCAGGAAGTCCTGGAAGATCGAGGTCACCGAGCTGAGCTGTTTGACATCGTTCGTAGTTCCGCCTACGTACTCACGCATCTTGTTGAGCACCGAGACCAGGAACTCCTCGAGCGCGGGCTCGTCGATATTGGCGAGCTCGAGCTGATTGGCATAGCGGGCCCCTTGCAGAAGAGACACGATCCCGGTCGTCCAGAAGCGCTCCGCTTCGTCGGCAGAGTGTTGGGCTATAAAGCTTTCGTGTCGTTCCCGGACCTCAGCTTCAATTCTCGAAGCATTCTCGCCGAGGAACTCAGCATATATCAGCCCGGCGTGCCCGAAATTGAGCTTGAGATCGTTAACTCTTGTCTGAACGTCACTGTACGACAGTCGCCGTGGCTTCTTGGGCACCTCGAACTCAATGGCGCGATAAACGCCTGCCGTCGTGTTCTTGGTCTGCCGCTCGATGCGGTCAAGAAGAGTCTCGTTCGATGCACTGAGCATAATGGTCTGCCACTCACCGACCTCCATCTGCTTAGAGCTAGACGTGAGACGACGGTGCGACCGGCCCCCGGAGAGCACGAACAACAGCGACAAGAAGGCCTTAACCTGGTCTTCCTCCTTTATCTCATCCCAGTAGACCGGGAGATGCTTGAGGATGCCCATGTGGTCCGCTGTACTCTTGGCGGTGTCTTTGAGACCGCCAGTTGCCTTGGGGTAGCCCCAGATTGCCTGCGCGATCGAAATGGCCGTAGTCTTGCCGGCCCCGGACTCCGGGCTGTAGACCGAGAACAGCATGCCTTCCTGCCCGAGGAGCCGCAGCATTGGTGCCCCAAACCCATGCGCTAGGATGGCGTCGTGCTCCGGGCCCACGCCGGTGATGGCCTCCATGGCGTGCTTCCACTTGTCGAGGGAGCCTTTGGGCTTGTAGTGCGTTCCCGTCGGACCATAGGGCAGGGCTGCCGGCTTCTTACCTGCGTCGGTAAACGAGAAGCCACCATAGGTGAAACCATGAACAACACCGTCGTCCCCATCCATCCACCCGAAGGGGGAGAAGTTGACTACACGATCCTTCATGTTCTGCAGTTGTTGGGTCCAGGCCACGAGAAACTCCTTCGTCAGCTTTGTTTGGGTGTCCCCCAGGAGGAAACCGTTTTCGGACATCCAGCCCCGGAAACCCTCCACGGTCGCGATCTGCGAGTAGGGAATCGACATGTCCACAAGGCCTCGGCCGTGAACGGTCGACGTAGTGAAATGTAGGGCCCACGGGTTCGCCTGAACCCACGGATCCTTGAACGGGAACGGCGCGACCTGGGTCACCTCCATGGTCTGGGCCTTCTTGTCGAACTGCCGCACCGAGACGATGCCGCGGGTATCCCGGAGGTACCTGTCGGGCATGTCGGCATTGGCGACCGTCGCCTGCGGGGGCGCGTTCTTGCCCTGTGATAGTGGCGACTTGATCTTGCCCCGCAGCGGGCAGGTGACGCACGAGCCGCAGCCGGCGTTGGCCACCGCGTTGCAGGACGGCCAGCCGATATCCCGCTCCTGCCGCTCCTTGATCTTGCGGTCGTACATCTCATCAGTGGCCTCCTGAGTGTACTCAGGATGGCCCTGGGACATGCGGTGAGCGTCGGCGCGCTCTCCCATGGAGAATGTCGCGGCGAGCACGCTGAGGTGCCACAGGGGCTGCTGGAAGGCTGCCCCGCCGGTGTCTATGGCCTCCTTGATGAACCCGCACTTCTCGGCGACCAGGTCCAGGTCCACCGGGTCGGCGAATTTCTCCTCGCCGCCGGCGTTGGCGATATCCTGGGCGAACTCCGGGTCCACCGGCTCCGTGTTGCGGAACAGCGGCACCACGTTGCTCGGGATATCGGGCTCGGCCTGGAAGGGCTCGAGGATGCTGCCGATGACCTCGACGTCGTAGTCGTAGTTGACGAGCTCCTTGAGCACGACCGGCTTGTTGACGCGGCGGTTCATGGTCCCGGGCACCCGGAGGATGCGGGCGGCATCCACGGTGACCTGCGTGTCACACTTGAAGCCGTGCGTCTTGGCGGCGTTGGCGAGGGCGTTGGCGTGCTTCTGCCACTCCTCGGGAGGAAGCACCCGGTCGAGCACCCAGTAGACGTGCATGCCGCCTGAGCCAGACTGCACGATGATCGACGGCATGGGGAGGCCGACCAGCTTCGTGAAGCCTCCGAGGGCGTTCACGGCGGCCTGCATGGTGTCGTAACCGTTACCCTTGCCGACGTCGATGTCCATGTAGAGGGCCTTGAGGCCCACGGCGTTCTGACGCTTGCGCTCGGCCTCGAGGTACGTCCTGCCGCTGGCCTTGGCGACGCGCTCGATGGCCACGGCTTGAGCCGACAGGCAGGCGTAGATGTCCCGCGTGTCCTTGAGGCTCTCCACCCATTTGAGGGTGCTGAGCATTTGGTCGATGGTGCTGCAGGCGCGGCCCGCCCAGAACGGACGGTCGTAACCCTCTGCCTGCCTAGTCCAGTGAATGTTCACATACGTGTCGGGCAGCCACGGCACGACACGGCTCAAGAAGACCCGTGCTTGGTCGGTGTTCATTGGTGTCCCCGGAAGACGTGGTGATCTGGGAGGGGGTTAGATCCCCCTCCCGTTATTAAGGGCGCGAACCCTACACCAACTTAGCCCTGAGTTCCAGGCGTAAACATCGTCGAGATTAGGTTGTCGAAGTCGTCGTTGACTTCTTCAGCCGGCTCTTCGATCTCCGGGAGGGCGTTGACGGTAGCAGGGGCCGGCGCAGGCGCTGGCTTGGGAGCCGGAGCGGGCTTGGGCGCGGGGGCTGCAGCCACCTTAGGCGCAGGCTTGGGAGCCGGCGCTGGGGCGGGCTTGGGCGCAGGCTTGGGAGCCGGAGCCGTTACCTTCGCAGGTAGGGCCGCCGGCGCCGGAGCCGCGTCGAGCGC